ATACTAAACGGCAAAGTTATCCAGGCATCGTTACCGCTGTTGCGGATTTTCATTACTGAGCTGCTTGTATCTACCCACAATTCATAGGCAAACATTGTCGCTGGCTCTGTGGCTCCAGAGTTATTAGAAACAATATCAAGTAATGTATTGTTTAGCTCGGCCCTAAAGTTGGCCCCACTTTGGTTTGCTAAATTGTAGTTCGTATTTTGAGACATTAATTACCCTTTTGTTGTTTATAAATTTTATTCTTATTAAGACTATTTCGCATATATATTTTTATTCTGGTTGAGTTGGTAAAATTACACTATCAATATCTGTAGTTGATTGGTGCAAAGATGGTAAGTCTCTTAATGCTTGTCTGTAAGTGGCCCATTCTGCCTTCTTTGCATCTGTTATAGGACTGTCGTTTACTTGAGTCCAATCTGATGCAATTAATAAATCATTTCTTGTTTGTCTAATTAAATCTGTTATTGGTTCAGTTCTAGCAACCGCTTGATTATTCTCAATTTTATACTCCAAACCACTATAATTTCCCTCTATTGCCGATTCATTATCGTTTAGCGAAACTTCATCTATTGTTATATCAGAAGTTGTTGTTCCAATAATTTCTCCAGTATCTGTTTTATAAATTGTATAGCTATTCATAATTAACCCATATTATCTAACATAACTGTTAAACCTAGTGATGTATGATTGTATTTTCCGTAAAAATAAACCCTAAAATATACGCTGGATTGTGAGCTTGTAAGACCTGATACAGTGCCATAATAAGTATAAGTATAGGGTCTGTAGGTGTTAGCATTCCATGAAAATATTGCACCATTTGGAACATCGTACCAGTTAGAATTATTGTAACTGTATTGAACCCTTGCTTGACCAACATCGCCCAAAACACCATATAAAATACATATATATTGAGCATCATTTCTAGCTTCAGTTATGGTGGTGTTACCTTTAACATATGGATATGCAGTTCCTGTTGCTCCTGTTGCACTGTAATAAAAACCCTTTTTTGTTAAGGGAACAGCAACACCTGTTTGAGAGTAAATTTTAGGCGTTGTATTAGCAAAAAATTTCACATTAAGTGTATCAACATCAATCTTTGTTCCAGATAGATTGTTTATCCTGGCGTTGTCAATAAATACAGCTCCACCGCTGACTAAAAATGGACTTACGCTAGATCCAGAGCCATTATCAATTTGGAAAGTATCAGCCAGAAAAGAAACAATGCTTGTTGCCCCAGATCCAGAAGAAGCATTAGATCCTAAGACCATTTGAGCAATTTTGCCAGCTGCATTAGTTTTAAGCACAAACCCAGCTGAGGCATTGCCGTTAATATTTGATACTGCGGTAGCATTAGTCGTTACTGAGGAAGAAACACCGCTGACTGTAGAGGTTAGTGAAGATATATCACCAGCTAAAGCAGTATCTGCATTAGCTCTAGTAGTTTGTTCTGTAGAAATTGCTGAAGTGTTGCTGCCAACTGTAGCTGTTAAATTTGTTAAAGCTGTGGCATTGGCTGCGGTATCAGTTGTTAAAGTTACTATGTTGCTTTCGGCTGTAGAAATATTTGACGTGTTAGTGCCAACAGTTGTGCTTAAAGAATTATAAAGCGTAACCAAAGATGAATCTCTGGCCTTATCCCAACCATTATTTGCAGCGTTCCTTACATAGATCTGATTGTTATCGTTTGTATCTGCCCAAAGATCTTGGGGTTGAAGTGCGGATCCATCTGCTCTTGTAGATGGTGCTGAGGTTGCTTTTATTAATTCTGTTGAACTTGCACCACCAGCAGCAATTGCATCTACCACATCATTAGCCAGCTTGGTTAGATTTATGGCTTCATCTCTAATATCAGAAGTATTTACTGGCTCATCTCCAATAGTAAAAGATAAAGTTCCAGCTTCTGATTCAGCTTTCACCGAATTTATGGCCGTAACTTCAGCCGTATAAGATCCAATGGGCAAGAAGTCTAAGAAAGCATAATTGCTAGTAACAATATTATTGTAAGTGGCCACAGATCCGCTTTTAACGATTACCCTGTATTCATTAACTGGATAAGTATCAACGGCAGTCCAAGTTAAATATGGACGGCCTGTTGCTGAATCATCTGTATCAACAAAAGATAAATTTGATGGAGCAACAAGTGCAAAAGCCGAAGGAAGATTTGTTTTAGCTGCAACATTGGCTGCCGCTGGCAGCTCATAGGTATAAACATTAAAATAAATTATGGCCGTAATATTTAAAAGGCCGTCTGGCATAAGATCTATTGTCTCAATCCTGTATAAAGTTGAGCTTAGATCTAAAGGTGCATAAGTTATATCAATAATATCCCCTACATTGCATTTATATAATTCTGTTGTTGCTTGGAATGAGATTTGAGTTTGGTATCTGGATCTTACCAATAAAGCCTTGCCCATGTTAAAAGCAACATAAGGAGAGCTGACATATTCACAATCAATTTTAATTTCTAATTCTTCACCACCATCATCATAGGTGTAGCTTTGGCCACTAACACTTGGAGTATGTAAAACAGTTACAGTGTCTGCTTCATAAGCCTTTTTTGCATTAAAGAAATTAACAACAACTTTGTTATAACGATTATCTTTAGATCCATAAGAAACATTGATGCCGCCCTGGGAAATAATATGGTTATCATTTACTGAAAATGTTGAGGATCCAGCATCCTCAACTTGCAGCTCATATTTGCCGTCTACATAATTAAATATGCCTCGCATTGCAGCCAGCAATGATTGAGAGTTTTCCATTACAGTTATGTTTGGATCAATCACACCATGGCATTGAAATCTTTTATTTTTAATTAATATAGTTCCAACATCGCTTGCATAAGCTGCTGATAAATTTTGACTAAAATAAATATTATTGCTTTGGGTGGAATCATATGGCTGTACTCTTGATGTGGCATTAACTGGAACATTGCCAAAAACTTCCGCACCCACTGAGTTTGTTAAAGTTGCATAGTCTCCAGAATAAATAAAATCCCAAATATTTTCTTGAGCAGTTACTAAATTAGAACCATTATCTCCACTAAAAGTCACTGATTGTGCGGTGCCATTAAAATCTGGAGTATCTACCAAAGTATCGCAAACAGTGGCTGCGGTTCCAAAGGTAGATAAATTTAATTCAGATGCTGTTAAGCCCTTTCCATATTCAGCGTTTGAAATGTAGTCCAAAAAGCATAAAGCTGGATTATCTGAATAAGCATAAGTGCTGGGCGTTCCAAAGGTTTGGCCGCTTTCCCTGGGATCGTAAACTTTCTTACCTCTAACAACTACTGTTAGCTGCGGAAGGCCTTTAAACATGGCCTTTGAATCAAACTCTGCTGAAAATGCTAAATATGCTATGCCGTTTAATTTGTGTGCAACTGTCCACTTGCTTGGAATTGAAGCATTTAACATTGGATCTACAGTCTGGCTTGCTGCCCCATGATGTGCATTAATAACAAATCTATATCTTTTGGTTGGATCTGTTCCGCCTACTCCTCCAGAAGAAGTTTGATTTATACCACCAATCTGAGTAGCTGTATTTAAGCTGCCAGCTCCAGAGCTAATTTTATCGCTGCCTACATAAAATCCATCCCTAAAAACTTTTGGATCTGAAACGCTTACGCCATTTATTTCAACAGTCGCTAAATCTATGTGATCTACTTCACCCACACTTAATGCATAAACACAAAAGAGATCCTTGGATCTATTGTCTGCTGTATCTAAAAAGATTAACTGAGATCCTACACGCCTGGTTCCATAAATAATTGGAACCTTGCCGCCAGCTGCAACCTTGGTTGCTAGTATGTCCTGGCCTTTACTTAATAAGTCCTGGGCGGTTCTAAAGTTTTTGATTCCAACAGCTGCCGTAACTATCATAAAAGCTGTCCAAATAACCTGGGCAGTTTTACTGGCCGCCAGCCATGCACCCACAGCAACAAAAAAATCAACTACTGGATTACCCGTTGAGGTTTTGTTGCCTGTATAGCCACCAGGGCCAACTTCTCTTAAAAATCTTGGTTTCCTAAATTGTGGAAGCATTAACTGCCCCACCTAATATCATCTTTTGTTTCGGTGGCGTATTCAAAACCCTTGTCTCCGCTGCTAAATCCTTGCTGGGATTCGTCTGAAAAATGACGGCCTTTTGTGAGGTTCCAATTACTCCAATGATTAGCCACAACCAAATTTATATCTGTGCTATCTCCTGTTTCAGAAATTGCCACAGATCTTATGTTGCCAGTAAAGAAATTGATTGCTCCAACCAGAGATTCATTTTCATCTAAAAAGCCTAGATCTACTGTTACCTTTTTATCCATGTAGTTTCCAGAGCTAACCAGGGATCTAATTTCATTGGTTACATTGCTGCATATAACTGAAATCTCATCTACTTTTAATTCACCAGTTTCTTGAGTTTGGTTTATTTGTAAAAAGGATCCGCCAGCCGAATAGCTGTTGCTGTTAAAGACTAAATCAGTATAAAAATCCGTTGCTCTCACAGTTGTTGATAGAGCAAATTCAACCAGGAAACAAATGTTTGTTTGTTGAGCTGATACTTGAGTTTGTAATGCGGAGCTAAGAGTTCTAGGCATTAAGCTATAAGCTCCCTAACATCAAATGCGATGCTAAAAAAGCCAGAAGGATCTGTTGAATACATTACCTCACCACTTGATAAATAGACTGTGAGCAAAGGCTGGTTGACTGTTACAGCTTCATTATCAGCTAACGCTGCAACTAAGTTGGGAGATATTGATACTGTAGCCGCCCCAGATCCATCTGAGGTTACATCATCTTGCACCATGTAAACTTTTGTATGA